AACTCTATTTACATTTTTAGAATCAGTTTGAACCTGTACTTCATCATGTATTAAACCTAATATATCTACATCTAAATGTTCTTCTTTAAACATTTTAAAAGCATTAACAACTGCAGTTTTAACTGTAATAGCCTCGAATGCTTGTAATAAATAATTAAGTAATTTAAATGATGACTCAGCATAAACTTTACGTCCGTCTAATGCTGGTACAAAACCTAATCCTGATTTGTTTTGTGTTTGATAAAAGAATTTATTTAATCTTAAATTTAATTCCTTTAATCCTGGAAAGGCTGTATAAAGTTTAGCTTTTACTTCTTTACCTTTCTCCATGTCCTCTATTCCAGTAACCATTTTACCTAACTTAGCAAAACCAGCACCAAAAATAGTAGCATACAATAGGCTCTTGGCTAATTGTCTAGTAACACCTACAATATCAGCAGTCCTTTGATGTATATCACCATTTAAAACATGATCATTTATATCTTTACTATTTAAGTAATGACACAATGCTCTAATTTGGTTACCAGAACTATCACAGCCCACCATAACCTTGTTAGTATCAGCTACAAATAGTTCTCTCATCTCTTTACCAAAGAAAGAATTACTATTAGGTACATTAACTATTTTACTATGTCTTTGTCTAAAGGTTGGTGTACCTATATTAAATGCTTCAACAAATACTCTATTGTCATTTAATTCAGCTAACTCAATCCAGCCTTTTAATACACTATGTCTAGATCTTAAACTATAATAATATAATATTTCCTTACCAGTATCACCTTTAATAGTTCCAATACTATCCTCTGTTATCTTCGGTTCTCCTTTTGGAGTGTATTGGCTCGGTTGCCAACCGGAATCTAATAGCATACCTCTAACTTGATCCATATTACCTAGGTCAGCTTCAACCATAGTAAATCTTTGAAAGGTTTTATTAGGATCCCACATATGAGTGTCTTCTTGTTTAACTTCTTTACCTAAAAATTGAGATAACATTCTAGCACTAACAGAACTAAACCTACCATCTTGGATATATTTAGCTTTTTTAGGCTCCTTATCTATTAATATTTTTCTAGGCTTTAATGTTGGATTTATTTTATCCTCAATAACTTTCATTTCAGCAGTTAAATATTCATAATGCTTTTTAGCTAAGTCTGTATTAAACTTCCATTTATGTTTAACTTGATTAGAGCATAAATCAGCTATGTCATGTTCTACTTTTAAAGCAGTTTTAAATGTAGGTCTATTTTTAATTAAATGTTGCGCCTCATTTGTTACATATTTATAAACTTTATGATTTAAGTTAACATCTTGGATTGCATACGTTTTCATCTCTGGACTATATTTTAAGAAGTCTGGGCTTTCACCTTTAGGATCTCCTAATATAGAACCAAAGTTTTTTAAACTATGTTTACCTTCTCTTCTAAAATTATTTAACTGGCTAATAATCATCGTATCAATCATCTTAATTGTAGATGGTGGGTTCCAATTTAACAATTTATGCATTACCACATTGTCATATGCAATAATATTATGGCCAATTAAAACGGTAGCTTTATTTAAATAAGGTATTAATTCATTTAAAGGACTACTATCTGCATCATAATCACTAAATGTGATAATTTCATTTGTGTCTATATTTTTTGTAACAACTAACCAAATAGTATCTACTGTATCTATTAAGCCGTTTGTTTCAATATCATATATTAATTTCATTTTATTTTATCCTTAAAGTAATTAAACGCTTTTGCATAAAGCATTTCTTGTGATTTATCATTATTAAATACCATAGGTAATTCTACATTATCTAAACCATGTTCAGATCTATGTGCATCACCATTGTATCCCGGGCGCTTAACACCAACACAAAAACCATAATTGTTAATCATATCCAATTCATTTTCAAATCTTACATCTGGAATAACAATATTCTTTTTTGTATTTTTAATTTTATTTTCTAATACTTTAACCCATATATCTTTATTTAGATTATCTCTAAAAGCCATACCAATCTTTTGCATCATATCTCTTGGAGATAAATAAAACCATTCAGGTATTGATGTTTCTCTAAACTCTCTCTCACCATCATCACCAGATAATATTGCTTTATCAATACCAAATGTATCATGTACAATATCCTTTATTGGTTGAGCAAAAGACATTTTTTCAAATCCAAAACTTGTTTGTAATACATTTGCTATTGTGTCTTTACCTGCACCTTTATATCCTGCTACACCTATAATAATCATTTATTCTCTCCTTTGTTATAATAAAAATAATTTACTTTATCTGTTTCCATACAAGTATGAGCAAATATAGGTTTATTATTATAAGTATAATAACCCCATATATCAGAATTGCCTGGTTTATAATTTGGATTTTCTTTCCATTTAACAGTTTTATATAATACATCTTCACATGTTTCATTTATACCAACATTAATAGCTACATCAACACTGTTACCGTTCATAAACCATAATATTAATATAATTGTTTTCATTTAATGTACTCTTTCTACTTGTTTAATTTGATATAAATAATTACAAGGATAATATTTTATAAATTCATTATCCACTTTTGCTTCAGATAAAAGTAATTCCTTATCATCCTCTTCTAAGTCTCTTAAATCTAAAATTATACCTATTGTAATAATAGCTTCTATTTTATTTGTATTATTATTTATTAAGCCAACTTTTTTACCTTCTAATGGTAAACAATATCTTCTAATTTCAGATTTCTTTTCACCATTTAAAATCATTTTTAACCATTTATCATCAATATTAAATACATGAAAATCTATTTTATCTTTAGCCATAAATTCCTTTATTAATTAGCTGGGCTTTTACACCCAGCCAATAAGTTAATAACTAAATTACTTCAGTTTCAGTATCAATCGCAGCAAATTCTAATTTATCTGCATTTTGATATTCAACCATATCAGTAATTTGTAATGCTAGTAATTGTGTTGATATTCCAGTTTTCCCCATGTATGAATATGGTTTAAATTTAACCTGAACATTACCTTTAGATCCATTTCCAATAGTACTTGTGTCAAGTATAGGTTGTAGTGATTTATCAACTACTGGCGGTGGAGCCGTATTATATTTACCATCAGCATCCGCATAAATTTTCTTTTTTAATCCAGCAGTATAAACAACACCACCATCTTGTTCAACTGGTTTTACATTAATACCAGCTTTTTTCCATTCTTCAGCTTTTACTTTATCTGAAGTTTTTACAGTACAACTATACTGTGGTGATGCTTTATCATAACCCATATCTGGATTTTTAGGATCCAACTTAACCCAACTTAACTCTACTTCATTTAACAACATATATTATCTCCTTTATTTTCTTCCTTGTTTATTATATTTTTTATAACTTCTTTTCTCATCTTTGTTTAAAGACTTTTTATGAACCCGAGGTCGTTTCCTTGAGCCTTGACGTTCCACAAAGGTCTTTTGTTTCTTTGCCATATTGACAGTCTCCATTATCACACGGACCACAGTTTATACACAAACAATTACAAGCAAATTGATCCGGATTTGTTGTATTCTTACATTCTTCACATTGATAGTTATCTTGCATTATCCTCCTTTATTAATTAATTAATCTGTTTATATAGCCTATATACCAGGAGGATACTTGAATATATAAGCTATAAAAACAGACTAATTTAGTTTCTCTGTAAGGAATAGATATAGGATATATTAACTATATATATATTAATCAATATATAGGTAATAATTATAGTATAGACTCTATAACTTATAGATTAGTTTTTTTGTTTTTGCTTCTCTGTAAGGAATAGAGATAGGATCACTAGGCTTAATTCCTAATTCTATTCCTTACAGAAGGACCAGAATTTCAAATCAATCACGACGAAAAACCAATTTCTACCATTTTTCAAGGTATTTATTTATCTACATAATATGTATACATTTATCGGCCTACGTATATAAGGAAACTAATTGCTATAATAAGCTTTACTTATTGGTGTATTTTTCGTATTATAAAGGATAGTTAATTAATTTCAAATTTTTTAATTATTGGGTTACGGGGTTTCTTCATTAATAGAAACAACAGATACAAGCTTCCAAGCTCTTATCGGCCTACCATTTTGGCAGTGGTTTTACTCTCCCCCAGAGGAGGTATTAAAAGGTACTTGGGTATTCAAAAACGGATATTACTTCTATAAAGAAACATGGCTCGATGGCGGGTCTATATTATAGGGTTTAATAATACATCTCAGAGGTTCAAAAGACCACATTGAATATTGCAAAACATTTACACTTTAATTAATTAACTTAATTATAAATATTCATATTTGAGGTTCATTACCAATCTTTTGAAGACGGTTATATTTAAGTTTATTAATTAATAGTTTATGGTGGGATTTTACTCCCTTTAGTTATTAATTATAAACAACCGTGGTACCCACCGCCACATTATTAACCAGGATATACAAATGATAAAAATAAATATTTCAGAAAAGGAATATAATAAAATTAAATTTTTAAATCCTTTTCAACAATTAAGAATTATTAGACACAATCATTCTAATTATGATACATTAATTAATAATAATAATTGGGACAAATTGGCTATACAATTTTACAAACAAGTTAGAGTTAAGTATCCATCATTAGCTAATATAGCTAGTAAATGGGTACACTCTAAATTGACAATAAATGAAATAAGATAATATTAATCAACAAAGGAGATACAATGTTAGGAAACAAAACAAATACTAAGTTTTTAAATTCTTTAAATTTAAGAAATGCTTTTAAAGATTCTAAAAAAATTAAAGGTAAGTCAATTAAACATAATCAAAAATTATATTCTAATAATTTAATAGGTATAAACAGAAGATTAGAACAAGATAATTTAAATTTACCAATTAATATAAGATAATATTAACCAACAGAGAGGATACAACATGACGATAATATGTACAATAAGCAATAAGGTAATAAGTGGTTCACTTAATACTACTTTTTCAGCTAATAATTCATTTGCTGATGCTAAATATAAAACAAGCAATGGTATTTATAAATATCATAAAGTAGTAGAACTATTTAGATCAAAATGGAAAATACCAGTTAAAGCATTAAGAGAATTTTCTCAAAATTATTTAAATGGTAAAAATACTTTATTAGATTATGTACCATTTAGAGGTACGTATAAAATAGAGATTAATGCTATGAAAAGTTATTTAGACTTTTTAGATAAGTAATATAACCAGGAGAAATAATGAAAAAGCAAAACAATAGAGGGTTTACATTAATTGAACTTTTAGTTGTAGTTGCTATAATTGGAATACTGGCTGCAGTAGGAACTGTGGCCTATTCTGGCTATACTTCTGCTGCTAAAAAATCTGTAATAAAAAATAATCATGCTGCTATTAATAAATTTGTATTAGCTGAATTAACTATGTGTATGGTTAATAATAATCATAAAGTTTTAGTATTATATGATGATGATTATTTAAATTGTTATTCTATTTTTGATAATGATGTTACTAAAATAAATGCCCATATATTAGAATATGTAGAAGAAAATTATGATAATGTATTTGGTAAAGATAAAACATTAGCTAATCGTGGACAAATGCATAACAGTTTGTGCAGAGAATCTGGGTTAAGTTCTAATTCATTACATGAAGTTGGTACTCATACTTTAGCAGTAATGAAATACAACAACAGCGATCCATTTTTTATAATTGATAGTTGTGTTGAAGCAGGCGTTAAACCGTTAAGAAATAAAACAACAATAAATAACTAATGGAGGATAATATGACTAAAAATAATAAAGGTACTGAATATCAACCACCACTACCATTTGATAGTGAGGATGAAAAACGTGAAGTTAAGAAACCTAAAAGTACTAAAGATAAATATATAGATAATGTTATTAAAGAAGGTGTTAAAGATATACCTACTAGATCTTTATATGATTTAAATGAAATAGGTAAATTAGCTGGCGAACAATTTGATGATGATACATTTAATATTAAACAGGAGAAAGTATGTTTAAGCCTGATATCGCAAAGATGTTAAGTAAAAAGAAAGAGTTACCTCCACCACCACCAATATTTAACAAGGAAGAATTAATTGTTAATATAAATAATAAATTGGTAGAGGAAAAAGCTGGTTGTAATTTTATTACATTAATTGATATTAAAAATCCTAGACGGACATGGATTACATATGAATATCATTTGGATGTAATATATAAAATTGGTGACAAACAATATACCATGTTACCAAATAATTATTATGATCAATCTAACTATCCCATGTCATTTGAAGATCAATTGTACGGGAGGCTAGCAAGGGTACAACAATCAATTAACAAAGGACTATAATGAAAGATAATATGAAAATAACTATTATGGCTATTATTATAGTTATAATAGGAAATGGGTTTGCTAATTATGTCTATTGGTAAACTTATAATAATGGTTGTTATTTCATTTATAGTTATTAGCTGTATACCAGTTGGTAACTATAAATTTAATCCAACTTTAAGTATAATAAAAATGTTAAATAAAGATAAAAACGTAAATCAACTAGGAACGAGAGGATAAATATGACGATACTAAAAAGTAAAGTACAACAAGACGCTATTACTGACAGGATTAGTTCTGCCAGTGATTTTGCTTGGACAGGAGAAAATAGTTTTACTGTACCAAGTTTTGATATGCCAAAAGAATTTGGTATAGGTTTGATTGTAGGACCAAGTGGTTCTGGTAAATCATCTATATTAAAAACATTAGGCTTACAGGAAGAGGAATATATCTGGGATCCTAATAAGGCAGTAGCTAGTCATTTTAAATCATATGATGAAGCTAGTGAAAAGTTATCAGCAGTTGCTTTAAATAGCATACCTGATCAACTTAAACCATATCAAACATTATCAACAGGTCAAAAATTTAGAGCTCAAATGGCAATGGCTTTAAAAGATAATGCAGTGGTAGATGAATATACTTCTGTAATTGATAGAAATGTTGCTAAGGCTTTATCTAATAGCATAAGAAAA